GGGAGGGAAGAAGAATGAGCCGAGGAGACTCCGTCTTGTCCGTCTATTCCGATGCGCGCACCGAGTATACCAAACAGCTCAGTGTGTTTCTTGTCCCTGCCTATTTCCAATTTTATGTGGATCTGCTGGAGACTTCCCGTCAAACCATGGTTGCTGAGCCCAAACGTGCCCTCTGGCAGTTTCAAACCTATCTGAATGAGATCCATGATTGGAACATGGAAAAGGTTCGTCATGAAATTCAGACCATTCAGAACCACTGTGGATGCGACTATCTAGAGGATCTCTTGACGGCCGTCTTTATTGCCCATACGAAAGTCCTGACGGCGATTCGTCTCTCCACGAATCAAAAGAAAGTGGAGATTCATATTCCCAAGATCGACCATTTTCTTTTTAAGGTCTTGTGTGAGACTTCCAAACTCCTATGGAGTTCTACGTATCTGTTTCGCGACAACATTTCAGGCATGGAAAAGCAACAGAATTATCGTCAGGTGGAACAACTTCTTCACGAGGGAATGCTACAGGCGGTGCGCAGTCTGGTTCCTGTGAAATCCATTCTGAAGGACTTTGTCCATCAGGGTCAAGACGACGAAGAAGACAAGGAGGACAAGGAGGACAAGGAGGACAAGGAGGACAAGGAGGACAAGGAGGACAAAGAAGACAAGGAGGACAAAGAGAAAGCAGATAGTGCAGAGAAGGAGAGGGCAGACAAGGAGAAAGCAGACAAAGAGAAAGCAGACAAAGAGAAAGCAGACAAGGAGAAGGAGAAGGAGAAAGAACCGATTGCTCTTGAATCTGATCCGTTTGAAGAGTCCGCCGAGTCCGCCGATACCACCGATCCTCCTACGATCGTAGTAAATGATAAACCCAATGTCCGGTTTGGACAGTTTCACGCCATGTTTGATTCTCAAGATGGGGAGCAATCCGAACTAGTATATGATGAAGGAGATGTATCGGAGGTTCCGGATCAGGGAATCGCCGTGTCATTGGAGGATGATCTGGATTCGTTTGATCTCTCTGCCGCGCCAGAAAGCGTAGATGATTATGAAGAGCTGGCATGATGCGATGCGGGAAAGAGACGTGCGTTTTTCTCGCACCTCCTACATAATGACACCAGTATGGTTCCCGTGGATGTTCGTAGGAGGAATCCTCTTTATTGTTCTTAGCTTCATTGGAGCCAAATACAAAGAGAAGGAATATCGATCGATCCAGTATCTACAGGACTTTATCAGTGGCTCTATTTTGATTGCCTTTACGGGCGTTCTCATTCCTGATGTGTTCCCTGCGTTTCCTGCTCTTTCTACATTTTCCGCATTGGCCGCCTTGTCTCTCCCGACACAAGATGCATTTGATGAAATGGAAATGGTTCAGGTGGGACCTCCTCGGTTGATGAGACGCTAAGAGTATTTCTTCTCTACGGATAGACATGCCAACCACCATCTTTGACAGTTCGCTTCTGACACAGCGTCGTCGCGACAATGCGAAGGCGGGATCTTTTTTGAATCGGATTCAGAACCCTGCCCAGCCCCAAACGGGCTATGCGCCGGCCCTTGGCATCTATGATCAGTCCATCATTACGGATGTGAAGATTGGAAATATGCCGTTCTTTCGAAAGGCAAATGGCGTTACCACGGTGATGAATGGATGCCCGTGCCAGCCCGTGGCGTCTCCTTGCCAATAGGGGGACACTTCGTTTCCCCCCTTGCCCCCTCTCCATGGGGACACTTCGTTTCACCATACCCCTGTGGGGACACTTAACCTACACCCCTCTCCATAGGAGAGGAAGCGACTCTACCCAATTTCTAGTGAACATACTTTTTATCTTCACACTCATCTCTCATAGGGATAAGTGTGAATACGTAAGAGATCGGTTGGAATACGTAAGAGATTGGAGAAAATCCGCGTCCTCTCCTATGGAGAGGGGTGTGGGTTAAGTGTCCCCACAGGGGTGTGGGGATACTGAGCCGAAGGAGACCGTGTGTCCCCATGAGAGAGGGGGCACGGGGGAAACGCCCGCCTCTGGCGGGCAGTGTCCCCCGCTTAGATACCCAACGAATACACCGTTTCCGTCACTGGATCGCGCGTGATAAACGACTGAAAGATCGGGCGACGAAGTTGTTCCTTCGGAATTGCTCCATGAACATCCTGCGCAATCCGAATATACAGATCAAATCCCTCATATTTCTCATTTCCCTCTTCATCCTCATAAATGGTGCGACCCTTATCATCCACCATCCAGCTCCAGAGAAGATTATAGAGGGGTGACTTGGTTTCATACACCTTCCACGATCCCTCCTGGCTCATCACCGATACACCCTTCCCCTTCTTTTTCGGGGGGATATCATCAAACATACCATCCATCAAACTCACCGCCAGACGGCACAAATCAAACGAGGGGTTCGGTGGATGTTTCGCCTTCTTATGATCGAAGAACGGTCCGAAATTGTATTGATCACCCGCATCCTGATCAGGCCAATGATCATCCGAGACCCATAGGCGGCGTCCAAGACGGAAAATGGAACGGCCAAAATCAATGATGCTAAAGATCTTTCCAAAGGTCGGCACCTTCCACACCGTCCCATCGCGCTCCTTGTAATACAGAAATGGCTGGTCCGTTCGTCTCCATACGATATTATTGGAGTGAAGATCGTTATGAGTAAAACAGATGGCCTTCTGTAAAAAGGTCAAGACCGCGACGACTTGGAACAACCAGGCCGACCACCGCGATTCCCATTCTGCCGATCCACGCACGTGGCCATCCAAGGTATCATCATTCAACAGGTCATCCATAACACCCTCTTGCGCCTCTTGATTAATAAAGATAACGGGCATATTGGGAATCGTTAGGCAAATGTCCAAATCTACTTCCTCGGAACCAGAAGATCCAGAAGATCCTGATTCAGATGACCCTGAGGACCCTGAGGACTGAGACGACCGAGAAGACCGAGAGGAGTGAGACGAGTGAGAAGAAGGAGTCGACGAGGAAGAGCGAGACGATCCAATGGTCAGCCCCGTCACTTTTTGATGGAGTTCATAAATCGTGTCCGCATTGTCCGTATCTTCCTCGATCGTATCAAACGTAAACGAATGAACCGACTCCACATCCGTATTATCTTCCACACCATCCAAAGGAGAAATTGTAATCATCTCCTCATCATCAAAAGGACAGGTCACCAATTCACGACAAATCTCCTCTAGATCGGGGTGCGAACAATCTCCCTTGATCACTGTCAGACTTGCACGATAGGATTCCATTCCCTTCCAAAACCATCGGCACTGGCGATAGGAATCGTATTCGGGCGTGATGTTGTATTGATATTTGTCACTGATTCCCGTCATCGCTCCATAGGACAGCACACAGTGCGGGGTCATATTCGTTTCACGAAACCGACTCAATACAAAATTCGCGACTGCATCCACATAGGCCTGGTTGTTATGCCGATGAAGGGCGTGAAGGGTCTGTTTCCAGGCCTTTTCGCTTTGAGGGAGGAGCGGATGTTCAGGGCATACGTATTTCTCTTTGATCAGGTCAATGGGATTCAAGAGGTGGACGATTTTGGTGAAGACGTCGCACGGTTCTGATTCGGTAGTGGCCGATCGGCGACGAGCCTTCCAGAATTTCGGACGATCCTCTTTCTCCCATTCTTCTATCCAATACTGACTGGGAAGTTCAGCGTCTTTCGCATTCATCTCAGGCACTGCAAAGTAATCCATGGCAGGAAAGTATCGTTGAAGATGGGAATAATCCGAAAAGGTGGTGCGATCATTCTCAGTCAATGGACGACTTCGGCAGGGCTGTTGGAGGAGCGTCTTGCGGACAGCCTTCATCTCCTTCCGTCAAAGACTTCTGAATGTGTTTCTATGGCGCACCTTAAAACAGGTGATAGTCTAGAAATCAGGATGGCAGCACAAGGAGGAGTCAATGTCAGTCTCCGGAAGTTTGTGATGAAATCCATTCCACAAGATGCGGTTGCTGTTTTCATTGGTCGCCGACGTACCGGTAAGTCCACTCTCGTTCGCGATTTATTGTTCCATCATCAAGATCTTCCGATGGGATGCGTCATTTCAGGAACGGAGGAGTCAAACGGTTTCTTTAAAAAGATCGTTCCACCCATGTTCATTCACGGTGAATACAATGCTGTTATTCTGGCCAACTTTGTCAAGCGTCAAAAACTGGTCATGCAAAAGATTCAACAAAACGAAGAGAAGGGCATCAAAGCCGCCATTGACCCTCGTGCGTTTCTCATTCTGGATGACTGTATGTATGACGACTCGTGGACCCACGACAAGAACATTCGCTATCTGTTTATGAACGGTCGCTGGCTCAAGGTCTTCTTCATTATTACCATGCAGTTCCCCCTCGGTATTCAGCCTGCACTTCGAACCAACGTAGATTATGTCTTCATTTTGCGAGAGCCCTATATGAATAACCGACAGCGCCTTTATCAAAACTATGGATCCGCCTTTCCCTCTTTTGAGTTCTTCTGTCAAATGATGGACCAGTGTACACAGAACTACGAGTGTTTGGTCATTAATAACAATACGCAAAGCAATAAACTAGAAGACACGATCTTTTGGTATAAGGCCGAAGTTCACGGAGAGTTCAAGATGGGTGCGCCTGAATTGTGGCGTCAATCCGAGATGCTTGCTCGCATCAAAGAGGAGGAACAGGTGAATGATTTTGATCCGAGGGCCAATATGAAACTCCGAGGACCGGCCATTAATGTTCAGAAGAAATGGTAACGGCTCGCAACGAACCGTAAAAAACCTCTCCTACGGCTAGAAGATGGCGAACACGAAACCGATGGGCATTGTTGCAATGCTTGTGCTCCTTGCTCTTATTGTTACGTTTTTGCCCGCACTGATCCGTTACATTGGACAGGCGGAAGTGCATTATATCGTGTCTGGCTTTGAAGATATGGTAGAAGAACAGGTGGCACATGAGCAAGCACAAAAGAATGGCTCAGAGATGCCCAGTGATCAGGCCTTTGTAGATCATGATCAGGCCTTTATTGATGTCCCTCTCGCGGCACGCGGTACTACTCTAGCCACGGGACCTGCTGACCCATTTTGCCGCAAGGTTTGCCCTGAAGGAAGCTTCTGTGACAATCACTCCAAATCCTGCGTCTCGAACTATGTGGGAGGCAATGTCCCGTCCGATGGATATTACGCATAAAGATAGGAAACGCTTTTTTTCATAAAAAAGTATTTGGTATCTCATGTATGTCTCATATTGTGCGATTACGGCAGAATCGTAACATTCTTGGGCGTTTCTGTGGACTCGGCAGACTCCTTGGAATCATCCACACGCTCGATGGTCACCACCGGCTTCTCCATCTTTCGCTGAAGGGCCAGATCCGAACCGCCAAACATGCCGTCCATGGAATCGGAGGCGCCCGTCGTAGATGAGCCAAAGACCTGCTTGGAGCCCTTGCTACGCTCCTCAAACGCCTTCTCACGCGAATCCTCGTTCTCCTTGTATTTCTTCATCAGCGTATTGAGCTGATCATTGTTATACTCCTGGTCC